TCCAATTTTCTTCTTAAGCGATTCTCTTTGTGGTGTCATACATATGTGTTCTAAGCACACAATAGGAAGATGAAAATACTTTGCTATCTGAACACCAAAGTCATATTGCATAAATCTTTCGTGTGTCAAAACAATATCTAAATCAAGATAAAATGGTATATCTAAAATACTTTCAACATCATTTAGAAGTATGTGATTATTTGGTAATTTTGCATAAACTTCATTCCAAAGTTTTATATTTTTATTATTTATAACCCAAAAATTAGCATCAACATCAGCCATATTCGACTGATATCTTTCATGCGTAGAAAAAGTTATAATGTTAAGCCTATCCGTATCTTTTCTGGTTGCTTGCCTTAAGATACTATTCATAGCAGGATGCATTTATTCTCCCAACTGTTCGATGATGTACTTAATTAAACCATGTCTTTGTATATCATCTCCAGTCAGCATGACTTTAGCAATATCTTTATGATCCAACCTAGATAAAATCCATTCCATAGTGTTTCCTTCATAATGAGGCAGATCTGTTTGGGTGTGATCTCCACACACTACAACCTTAGAGTTTTGACCAAAACGAGTCAAAAACATTTTTAATTGCCTTCTTGTGGCATTTTGTGCTTCATCTAAAATAATCATAGAGTCATGAAAAGTTCTTCCCCTCATTAATTCAAGAGGACATATTTCTAATAATTGATCATTTCTAATAGCTTTCATTTTTGTTTTTGTTAAAAAAGCACCAAGTGCTTCTAGCATAGCAACCATAAATGGCTCTGTTTTTTCTTTTAAGTCTCCTGGAAATGCACCTATTTTTTGACCACATTCAATTAAAGGTCTAGCAATTATTATTTTTTCTATCTTTTTTTGCATCATCAAGCCAGCAGCAACGCCACAAGCAATAAATGTTTTACCAGCACCAGCAGGACCAGAACAAATTGTCAAAGTACTTCTTTCAATTGCCTCTATATATATTTCTTGATTTTTTGTTTTTCCCTTTATTTGATTTTTTGTTTCTTCCTCTACGGATTTATCTCTATCTTGTTGCCATGATGTTTCTGGTTGTTCTTCTTTGTAATTGGTTATATCTACCCAGTTCTGCTTTTTTTTTCTTGGAGGCATTTTTTTAGCACCTTTAAAAAGTTTTCACCGATTTTTTCGTGACAAAATTCATACGCTCTATCCAAAGAATTTTCTTTCCTTTTTTCTCTTTGTCCTTCTTCCTCATAGCATTCCCTCATTTTTTTCCTTAATTCGTTTATATCTATTGACCACCAAAATTCAGAACCATGCATCATACCACTGTCTAATCTATCTGTATTAAAAACTGGTTCTTTATGGCAATCAACCATCCAAGCCACAGATTCATCTAAATATTCTTTGTAGCCAGTGCAATTGGTAACTATTGGTGTTTTGCCAAAACCCAATGCATCAAAAGCTGGAATACTCCAACCTTCACCATACGAAGATTGAACAAAAGCATGACAGGATGAGTGTAGTCTAAAAATTTCATTATCTGTAAGTCTTTTTGAAATCAAAAAAACTCTTGTGTGATTAACTATATTCAAACCAGAAGCAATTGATTTGCAATATTTAAAAAATTCATCTTCTTCAGAACCATCTGTTTTTACTATTAAGCAGACAGATTCATTTTCTCTAAATTCTAAGAAGTAAGCCTTTAAAAGAGATGTTAAATTTTTCCTTCTTGTTTTTTCACCTATCGTATAAAATATAAAGTCATTTGAGAATGTATTGTTTGTTATTTCTTCGAGTTTTTTGTATTTTTTATTATAAATAGAAAAATCTCTTCCTTGATGAACAACATGTGTGGGTATTTTTATGTCGCTTTTTATACAAGATTTTAAGTTATCATTGTTTGACACGATACACATGTCCATATTATTTATTTTTTCTTTCCATCCAGACATAATAAAAGAATCTGTTTCATGAGAGAATAGTGCAACATTTAAAAAAAATCTTGAGTCATATTGCATGTGAATTGGTAATGTGTGCTGAATAACAATGTCAAAATTAGCAGACTTTCTTTTTTCAATTTCAATAATTCTTTTGTGAGGAATGTGCTTATTATTATTAAACATTAATGGTTTACAAACAACATTAACACCAACAGAATCTAAAGAAAGAATGTAATCTTCTGCTGCTTGACCATAACCAGTGCCATCCCTATAGTTTCCTATATATAAAACATTCATATTATTTTCTTTCTAGTTCTAGATTATTATATTCATTTATTTTTTCAACAACCTCATCGTAAACAGATTTCCTACTTGCCATACTGTAATTAAGAATTTTTAAATATTTTAAAAACAAAAAATCATCATCTTTATATATTTGTCCAAGTATTTTTTTTAAAAAATCAGATGAAGAACTTTTTTCTTCGTATTCTGGAATATCTAAAATATTTTTTGGTAATTCCCAAGAATTTGTTTTAGGTATAGTATTAAAATGCTTTGAAAGTTTTTTTGCAACATCATCGTAATTATATTTTTGTTTTGTTAGATTAGATATTTTTAGGCTTTTGTATTTTCTAATCGTTTCTGGTTGTTGAAAATGTTTAATACAAATATCAACAAAATTTTGATTGTCTGGAAGAGCTAATTTTCTGTGCGTTTCTGGTTCATAGAACATTCTTTGTACTTTTATAGGATATCCATCAAGTTTTCTCACTATATCTGACATTGCACTATAGTCTGTGGCACAAACAGGAACACCACAAGATCCAGCTTCAACTAATGGCATACCAAATCCTTCTGCACAAGAATATTGAACATATAGATCCATTAAGCTATACACCGCCAGCATAGATTCTCTTTTTACCCCATTTTTAGTAGTAGGAAAAATACATGTATCAGATTTACAGTAGTTGCAACCAATTAATGAACCACTAAAATTTAGAATAGAAATTCTAGAACATGAACTACAAACATAGTTGAAAAAAACTTTGTTGGAAATACTTGGTCTTTCAGATATTAGTTTAGGTATATCCCAACCAAGATCAGGATATGTTGTATGAACATAAAGAATTAACCTTGAAGACATTTCTTTTGGGGCTTGCTTTAAAAGCATTTCAAAAGCATCAAAAAGATCTGGATAAAGCTTTCTTCTTTGATTCCTCATTACTGTGCCTATAATTAAGCAGTCTGGATTAATTCCATTTTTTTCTTTAAATTTTCTTTTGTCTTTTTCAACAACAAAAATATCATCTCCAGCAGGAGAAGCTGAAGATATAGCGTTTATATTTGGATAATTTTTTCTAAGTATTTCTAACGCCCAATCGGAATATGTAAAAACAGAATCAGCTTTTGAAATAGCATAAATCCAATGAGGATCTAGAGGCACAGCATCAATGGTTGGCATATAAGCCCAATGATACTTTTTTTTAAATGGAGATAAACCTATAAAGTCATCTACCCAAGGATCTCTAAAAGACCAAACAATATCTGGTTTAAAGTCATAAATAACACTTTCAAAAATATCTTTCGGATCTTTTAATGGATTTCCACTTTTATCTCTTGAGTAAACAACCCAAGGAACATCTAAATGAGCATTTGGGTTTTTTGGAAATGCAGCTATTTCCCCAAGCTCAAATTCGTTAGTTTCGTGTAGCCTGTTCATGATCTGCAATCCATAATTTGCATAACCAGAACTTATTGATGTTGATTCACCGCATAACAATATTCTTTTTTTTGACATTTTTGTTTATAGCCATTCGGTAGAAAATTCTTCTTGACTAGAAATTTTTAATTCTTCATCTGCATTAGTCTTTTCATCAATATACCAAAACTTTTGCACAACAAATTTAATTTTGTGTCTATTTTTACCACTTTCTTTGTCTGTCCATGTTTCAGTTTTTGCTGAAGTATTAACTAATATTTTTGATCCTTTTTTAAAATATTTATATATAAGATCTGCTGCTTTTTCCCAAGCAACACAATCTATAAATGTCATTTCTGGTTTTTCTTGATTCTTTGATGGATTCCTTACTGATATGCAAAAATTAACAACGGATTTTCCATTGTTTAAATTTACCAACTCTGGATCTCTAGTTAACTTACCAAGAAAAGAACAAACATTCATAATAAACTCCTAAATTTGAAAAGCTTTTTTAACCAAAAGAGATTCACTTTTTTTGTCTCGTTCTGCTTGAATCAAGACTGTGTTTCCCTCTTTCAACAAAGAACCTATTTCTTTGTACGGATTTGGAAAACAGATAACATCGTCTATTTTTCCTGTTGGATCAGATACTGAAAGAAAACACATTTTTGATCCTGGTGTTTTTCCAGCCTTTGTAACAACTTCTTTACACCTTCTTATTTCAACACCAAAAACCATATATCCACTTTTTCCATCTAAGTATTCTTTACATGTTGTATTTGAACTACTAGTATCGCATGAATCTGTAGCATTATATGTCAAAGCAATGCCTAATGACTGTTTTTCTATCCAAATAACCCAAGAAGGAATATCAACCAAAGGAGAAGGTGGATTTATTATACTATTTGCCAAACTTGTAAGTATGTCAACACGCTTAGAAATACAACACGCACCGCCATCTTTTTTTGTTTTTGCTGACTTTAAAACCATATCTGCAATATTTGTAATTTCAACATTTTCTTTTATCCAAGACCTTTCTTTATCTGTAAGTTGTGTCCAACAGTTAAGATCAGCTAAAAGCTTCTGCCTATTACTTCCATATTTTCTAAAAGCACCAACCGATATAAGTTTTTCCAAACTTGAAGTTGGCATATCATCAGAAAGCTTAATAACAAATTCTTCCCAACTTTTTATTTTTGTTGGGTAATTTTGTATAGATTTTTTTATTTTTTCAAACTGCGACATTCCAATGCCTTTAATGTCAGTAATACCAAACCATATAGTTTTTCCATTTGTATAAAAATTACTATTTAATACAGTTATGTCTGGTAATTCAATGTCCACATTAAACTTTTTAGCTTCATCAATAAGATCAGATATTTCTAAAAGACTGTCTGCCTTATCTTTTGCATAGAATAACCAACTTGTAAAAAACTGAACAGGAAAATGGCTTTTTAAATATGCCGTATTGTATGTAAGCAAGCCATATGAACAAGCATGGCTTTTATTAAATGAGTATTTTTGACTTTGTTCAATCCAACCAAATATTTCTTCTGCTTGAATTTCAGAAACAACATTCATTTTTTTAGAACCATCAATAAATAACTTTTTGCATTTAGCCATTTCGCTTGATGATTTTTTACCCATTGCCTTACGAAGAATGTCTGCTTCTTGTAGCGTAAATCCAGCAACAACCTTAGAAAGCTCCATAGCTTGTTCTTGAAAAACAAGTGATCCATATGTAGATTTAAGGGCTTCGTCAACGACAGGATGATAAGAAGAAACTTGTTCTTCTCCATTAACAATCCTGCAATAGTGTGCTGTCATACTAACGCCTTTATCATCAACAGAACGCAATGCTCCAGGGCGAATTAATGCACCTAAAGCAGTAAGATGCTCAACTGTTTTTGGTCTTAATTTTTTAGACCATTGTTTACCAAGATCTGATTCTAATTGAAAAATTCCTTTTGTGTCACCTCTTGCAAAAATGTTCCAAGCACTTTCACAAGAAGGAAGTTTTGTTGCATCCACTTCCATTAATGGCAAAGAGTCTTTTGATAAAGGCTCACCAATAATTGGAAAACTGCAACCACATGAGAACTGATATTTTTTTGTCATATTATTATTTCTTGAATGAGTCTTTAAATTTTACTTTTGGGTATATTGATCTATGCAATTTTAAAAAATGGATAATTAAATCTCCAGTTTGCTCAACATCAACTAATGCATCATGAGCATTTGCTTTTGACATACCAAAATGATCTCGGATTGTATCCATCTTCATATTTGGCATATCATCACTATTTTCAAACCACAAAAGCATTATTTCATCTAAATCAAACATGCTACGATTATTAAAATATGTTTGTTTTTTATCTTTGTCTGTATAACCAAGCTCACGACATACTCTTTCAAAAATTGGCATATCAAAATGACGAATGTTTTTACCCGCTGGAACTGGAGCCATTATATTGCTTTTGCCAATAGAAAACCTTGAAATAAAATCAATAAGCCTATTCCAAACAACGCTTATTTCTGGTGCTAAAGCTAATTCTTCTTTTGTTTTTTTATTTACTGCCAAAGCAGAATCTTGCAAGTTATTAAAGTCTCTTGGCTTTATTAAACTATTAAAAACTGCATCTGGAATAGGAAGCAAGGTTTTTCTATTTATTGCTTTTGCTGCAACTTGTATAACCTCACATGTTTGTGTATCTAAAGATCCTGTTTCAAAATCAAATACAATAATTGTATTACTCTTCATTATTTGCATCCTTAATTTTTAATTCTACAGAACCTTCTTTATCTTGAATTATATTTAATTCTACATCAGAGTCTTCAGCAGAATCTAAAAATTCTTTATTTAAAAACAAACTTCCACCATGATATATTGCAACAGATTTTAATATCTTATTTGCTTGTTTAATGAGTTCTTTTTTTGAAGAATTGCATTCAGCCAAAGAATCCAATAGTGCTATCTGTTGACTTACTAGTTTTGTAATAATTGATATTTCCTCAAAGTTGTCATTCATTTGTTTTGCCTTTTAAAAAGTTTATGCACCCCATAATTTTATCTAAAACAGCAACTCCAAGTATATCAAACTTAACTAAACCTATAGACTCTAAATCTGACATTTCAAGACCAGCTATAGACTGCTTTGATTTTTTATCAAAAATCATTGGGCATATTTGACCCATTTGTAAGTCGCTAATAATTATGCCAGCAGCATGTTTTCCTTGACTTCTTTTTGTTCCTTCCAATCTTATTGCTTGCATAAATTCTTTTGCTAATTTTCCTGTTATCTCTCCGTTTTCATCTATTTTACAATACTCTGATAATTTATCAGGAATATTTTCTAAAGCCCACCTTATTATTGAAGAATCGCCATCTTCATCTCTCATTTCCTGCAATTGTTCAGATATCTCAGACTCATCAGGAATATGCTTTGTTATTCTATTGCTTTCCTCAAAAGAAAAACCGTGTGCCCTTAATACATCTTTCAATGAGCCTCTGCCTTGCATTCTACTAAATGTAATCATTTGACTAACATGACCATCCCCATATTTAGATCGAATGTATTCAACAACAAGATCTCTTTTTGTTATTGGAAAATCACAATCAATATCTGGCAAGCTAACTCTACCAGAAGTATTTCTTCCAGCATTATAAAATCTTTCAAAAACAAGCCCATGTTTTATTGGGTCTACATCTGTTATTCCCAAAAGGTAAGAAATCATGCATCCAGCACCAGATCCTCTTCCTGGACCAACAAGCCAATTTTTTGATTTTGCCCAGTTACAATAATCTTGAACAATCAAGAAATAGCCAGAAAGTCCAGACTTATCTATAACATTTAACTCATAAGCAATTCTTTCTGTATATATTTTGTATTGCTCTGTTTTTGATCCTATTTCAGAAAACTTTTTATTCCAACCCTCTCTGCACAACTGTCTTAGATAAGAAATTTGACTTAGCTTATTTGGACAATCAAAGTTTGGAATAGATGGCTCTTTAATCATTGAATAATTTTCACACATACTATCAATTAATTGACAATTGTCTATTTCATCTTTTTCATGTAAAGCCACAATCTCTTCAAGAGAAGGAAGATAATACTTATTAGACTTAAAAAAAACAGAAAGATCAAAATCACCACTTTTTTGAATTTTATCTCTAATATTTTTAAGTGTTGCCTCCATTAAAGAACAAAGCAATACTCTTTGATCTGATGCATCTTCGGCAAGAACATAATGAACATCTGGAGTTGCTATCTTTTTAATGCCTGTTTTTTTTGATATTTCACGAAGACATTCTGCAATTACTATTGATGCTGGTATGTTTTCTTTATCAAAAAGCTGTATTTCTATAAAGAAATTGTCTGTTCCAAATACATCAACATATTGTGAACAAACTTTAATGGCACAATCTAACCAATCTGGCTTAAGTAATTCTTTTATTTCACCATACTCAGTTCTTGAATATGCCTCTTTAAAATCTGCAAACAAACAATTTGCTAATTCGCTACCAATATGTCCAGAAAAAGCAATTAATCCATCTGTATTACCTAAAAAATCGCTTATATGCAGCCTTGGTTTATGCTGAAAACACTCTGGAGAATTTGATTTAGAAGAAAGACTTATTAAATTTTTCCAACCAATCAAGTTTTTAGAAAGAACACACAAATGCGTTAAATCAGAATTATCTTTAGTTTGAATAGATGATGCTTCTTTACACATGTAAAATTCGCAACCCAATATTGGCTTTATTTTTTTGGACAAACATGCTTTAGCAAAAGATATGCATCCAGAAATAGTTCCGTGATCAGTTATGGCACACGACTTATATCCAAGATCAAAGCATCTTTTTGCCAGAATATCTGGCTTACTAAGTGCATCTAATAGGCTATAATGCGTATGGCAATGTAATGGTGTCCAATTCATATTCTATCCTTAAAATTAATTTTACAATTCAATCTATTTAATTACTGATATTACTAATTTTGACCATTTTTCAATTCTTGATTCATCTAAAAGTAATTCATCGAATGTTTTAAAAGTACCATTAGAAAGTGCTTTGTCAACTGGAATAAAAACAGAGTCTTGATTTAACTTAATATGATATATAACTCCAAAATGCACAGAATTAACTTCGTCAGAATCGTCATTTATTAACGCAATAGGGGTTATCTGATCCTCTGTTGAAAAACTGACTTCTTCCATTATTTCTCTTTTGCAAGCACTATTTACTGCTTCTACATTGTTTCCATCACAAGGGTTTATATGACCACCAACACCAATAGAAAGCAAATTATGCAGTCTAGATTCAGAGCCAGACTTAGATCTTTCATAAACAAAAACAAGGTCGCCCTTTGTAAAAATACAATATGGTATAATTTGTTTATAATTAAAATCTTTTTCTGCAACATCTCTATCTATGTACAATAAGTTTTGAGGTTTAAAAACTTCATTTGATATTTTTTCTACATCTTCACCAGAAATAACGCCTTGAAAATTATAGTTATTCCTTATTATTGAAGAATTAAAAACCATAACCCTTTCTTTTTTAATAATTTTTTCTTCTTCTTTTATTAAGTTTAATTTTTCTATTGGGTAATAATTAGCTATTCGTGGAAGCTGTTTATTTTTAAGCTCTTCTTTTTGTTCTTCTGTAAGTTTATCGCTAAACATCTTTGTTCTCCCTATTAGATTGACCACCACCATCCCCATAAGAGCTAACAGTGCCCTTATTCGCATGTTTTAAATAAGCACGACTCATACCTAATTGTATAATCTCTTTGTTCATAAAATCACATATTGAAAGATCTGAATCTTCATGTTTTTCTTTATGAAACCTACAAAGCCTTTCACATTTCCACCTATCTTTTCCGTAATCTATTATTCTTGTTGGAAAATGACAAGACTTTATTTTTTCAAATTCATGCCTTATCATTTCTACTGTTTTTGCCACATCTTCTTTGTGAAAACAAAGAGTAAAAGGGCCACCAGACTTATTAAAAAAAATTGTTATTATTATATTTTCTTCGTCTGGATAAAGCTCGCTTAAAGCATAATGATAAAGTCTAAGTTGAAAATCCTTATAAAAATCATCATAGCTTTTTTCTTTACCTGTTGCCCAATTTTTTCTTTCTCCAGTTTTCCAGTCTATGTACTCTATGGTTTTCTTATCTACTCTAGCTATAAGGTCCATTGTTCCTTTTATTCTAAGGTTTCCAGAAAGAACAGTTCCATCGTCTATATAGTATTCGTATTTAGCCCAAGGAAATTTAATCTCAATGTCAAAATATTGCTCTGGTTTCTCTATTTTTCTTGAAAGAGGGGAAAACATGCCGTTATTAAACAATAATGTATCCCAAGTCCATTTTTCGCAATCCTTAAGGTCTTTATCTTCCCATCCATGTATACTTTTATTTTTGTAATGATCATAAGCTGCAACTATTGAGCTTTCTGGAGATATTTCTATTGTGGAAAACTCTTGCTTTAACTCATTATCAAAAAACGAAGATGTTCCATTTTGTAGGCAAAGCTTTTTATTTGCCAACAATTCTAATGCTTTATGAACAACATTGCCTTTTTCTGCTTTTTTGTTAGAGTCATCCTTGAATCCAAGATTGTATGTTAACCAATATTTATGCTGACACCATGAATAAGAACTTACAGAACTAGATCTTAAATAAGTTATGATCATTTTTTATCCAATCTATAGATTTAAGTTTTTTTAAAAGTTCATGCTCTTGCTCAGATTTACTCATATTTTTATTATCTATTACAATATCAAAAATATTACTATCATTAAGCTCGTTTTCACTTATATGAATATCGCTATCTATAGATCTTGTTAGTCTAATAGTTATACCACCAAATTCTTTAACTTTATTTATTTCGTTTTCAAATCTTGCATCAGTAATAAAACTTAATGGGTACTTATCTCTTCTTATCATATTAAAACAAGCATCTATATGTATGTTTTTATTCATTTTTCTGCAAATGCCAGTTCCAATTTCTTGCAAAAACTCTCTTGCTGTCATTTTACCAGTTGGACCCACTCCTTGATAATGAGGAAGGTCTTCCCATGAATAATTAGTTAAAGAATTTTTATTTTCTATTGAACCAAAAACTTGCTGGTGTTCTAGTCCAAAGAAATCAATTGCTATTTTTTTAAGAGGTTGTGCAAACGCATAAATTGAAGACCTACAACCAAATAGTGCCATTGAGTTATAAGAAAGAAATCCAGCCAAAGTATCTTTTCCAGATCCTTTTTTTCCAGAAAAAGCAATTATTTTTTGATTTGTCATTTTTGCATAGATCCTTTTAAATAGGATTAAATATATGGTTTATTTGCTCATCAGTCAAATCTCCTGGGTCTTTAATTCCATTTGGCAATGAAACCTTAATAATTTTAAATGTTCTAGACAAAGACAAGGATAATTGATCAGAAGCTTTACTTCCAGCTTTATCTGAATCAAAAAGTAAAACTAATGATGTAGCACCAGAAGATTCTAGTATTATTTGTTGGCTATCACTTAATGAAGAACCAAAAACCGCAACAACATTTTCAATTCCATTCTTTAAAAACTTCCAAACATCTGCTGGACCTTCAACCAATATCACAAAACCTTTTTTCATAATGCTTTCTTTTGCATTTCCATAATTATAAAGATAATTTTTTTTTGAAAATCCTTTGCTATGCATCCATTTGCTCAAGTTTTTTTCTGGATCGCATTCTTTTTGAGTATGAAAGTTATTGCAAGAACTGCATTTTTCTAGCTTTATTCTTCCTGTGAATCCAACTATATGTTTGTTTTCAGAATCATAAATTGGAACAACAGCCCTATTTTTAAAAATTCTATTTTCAGACATAGAATCACCAACATCATACTTATCTAATATTGCTGGATCGTAACCCCTAGAAACAAAGTATTCGGATGGTATAGCCAATTTTTCTCTCACCATTTTTCTTGTGTAATTTGTTGGCTGCATAGTTTTCTTAACTGAAAAAACATGTGCGTGTTTTTCAATAGATTCAATCTTTGTATCCTCTTTTATAAGAGATAGATCAACCTTTAAAATATCACAAAGTTCAAAAACAATATATTTAAAATCTACTACTCTATCTCCAGACTTTGACCAGCCAAACTTTTTATTGCTAACAACACCCCTAAAAAATCCTATTGAAGTATTTATAAAGTGGTTTTGACAGTTATGTGTATAGCAAATCCAATTGCCTATTTTTGTATGACCATTTAAAAAAAAGTTCAATGCAGTTGTGTTATCGCCACCATGAATAGGACATGCAAAAACCAAAGAATCAGAGTGATCTTTATATTTTATTCCATAATGATCAAGAAGAAAATTTATGTTTTGGCAGACAACATTATTCAAATATTCCATTTTTTTTGTTTCAATCGATTTCAATTTCATTTGGTAATCCTTCTACTTCAAAACCAGTGTTATTTCTAGGAGAATTTGCTTTGTAAAATTGATTTCTTGTTGGGCCTTCATCTATCTTCCCAACTTCGTAATTAGCTGAAATATTTATATAGTCTCCTGGCTCTATACCTTTACCATGACGGCAAACAATTGGTATGAGCTTTAAATTGTATCTAATGTTATTATTTGAAACACTTTCATCTGCCATTTCTTCTTCACTTTTTCTTTTGTATATAGAAAAGTTGCTACAAAGCCAAAGTATTCTGTCTGAACCGCTGGCAACATCTGTGTCTTCTCTGCTTATTCCATCTCTATTTAATTGTGTAAATGCTAAACATGCAACTCCATACTGAAACATAAAATTGTGCAAGCTTGACATTAAAAAACCTAATGCTTGATATTCTGCCATATTTTTGCCAATGCCAGAATCATCCATTAATTTTATATAATCATATATAATAACGCATGGGTTTGCTTTTCCAGAATCGTCTAAACCAACATCTTTAATTATCCATCTTCTTGCCAAAGACATAACTTCATCAAAACTTTTTCCTGCAATCGCTTTATACTGAAGAGGCATAGATTTTATTTTATCTAATGCATTATGTATCTTTTGTTTGTTTTTACTATTTGAAGAAAATAAACCGCTTTCAATTTCTTCAATCTTAACTCCAGACATGCAAGCCAATATCCTATGCCAATGATCCTTTTCGCTCATTTCTGTATCTAGCATCAAAACAGGTATATTCTTTAAAGAAACATTAACCGCAACATTATCTGCAAAAAAGCTTTTACCTGTTTTCATCCTAGCACCAATCAAATTGACTGAGCCTGGTCTAAGACCACCACCTATAGCCATATCATAATTTTTAAATCCAGAAGATATTCCAAGTTGAGAAACAGGATTTGATTCAAGATGATCTATATATTCAGCTAAACCATCACCAATTAGTTTTGGATTTGGGTCTTCGGCATTAGATATTTTAAATGTTGCACTCAAAACGGTTGATTCAGCAATAGCTATAATTTGACTAATAGGCTCATCTCCAGTGATTGCATTAAGGGATAATGCACCATCAGAAAGACTATATGAAAGCTTTTTTGCTATATTAAGCTTCTTTAATTTAGCTGCTGCTTTTCTCGCATTAACCAATTCAACAGGAAAAATCATTAAAGATCTAAGATATTTGGCCTGTTCAGATGTTTTGAAGTAAGAAGATAGTCCTAATGACTCTGCTTTTGAAATTATAGTTGGTATATCAATCTTAGACTCTTTATCATCTAAGATTTTTGTAAAACACTTGTAAATAGCCGAGTTTTCATCATTAGAAAAACAATTTTCGTCAATTATATCTGATATTTCAATAAAGCAGTCATAACCCTTTTGAAATAAAGCGGATAAAATAATTCTTTCTGATCCTACATCTGTCATCTTTTTGCCCTCTTCATACATGGAACACATACAAAACCAGAAGATTCGCTGTCTCTGCTTTTAAAAGCAAATTCTTCTGCTGCAACATTCATTGTGCTTCCACATCTTGAACACTTTGCAGACTTAAAAAAAGTAGATTCATCGACTTCAGCCCTATATTTTTTTGGACTAGATTTTTGAGACATTTCTGCAAAATCCATATCTAATGTTTTATCATCATAAAAAACATTTTTATTGTTTGCAGGAATAACATCTGTCTTTTCTCTTACTATGCTATTCGTATTAACCATAAATTTATTCAGTGAATCATCAACATTATTTATTTTTTCAGAAATTACTGGATTGTTTTTAATAACTCTTTGTTCTACAGAAATTCCAGCCAAGGTTTGCAAAACAGCATCGACTAGATCCCAATCTTTTTTCAAGATAGCATCTTTAAGACTAGAAATTACGCTCATTGTTTTTCCTTTTGTTATAAGAAAGATTTGAAAATGCATCAGAAACTTTTTCTATTCTTATCGGAAGATATTCTATTCTGTCTATTCTTGCTTGTATTTTTACAGACAATAGCTTTATTTTTTGAGCATAATCATCATCCTTAATTGATAATGCCATTCTTTCATCTGGAGAAAAGTATCTGTATTCCGTTAATTTACCAGACACAACTTTTAGTATTCGTTCATTGCACCATCTTAATTTAGATTTTTCTTTGTTTAATAATCTAGACAAATGAAATGAAAAACTATTTAAAAGAACACATGCTTCTGCACAATCTTCTGAAGACATTTTTTTAAAATCTTCATTAGACATATAAAGATATTTTATGCGTGTAAATTCTAAGCCTTTAGGTATTGAAGGAAGACCTATAGAATTTTCGTATGCATCAAGAAGAGAGTCAAATATTTCTTCTTCGCTAGCCTTCAACTCTTTTTCGCCACTGTTGCTCTGATTCATTAAATGGTAGCTCTATAAGGTAAATGTTGTTTTTTTCACACCACTCTATTTTATTCTTATCATTTTTTTTAGAATGATAAAAATTTAACATCGTATTATGAAAAAAGGGTATAAATTTATAATGTTGCTCGCCATGAACTTCGACTATTGTTTTTCTTAGTGGCAACCAAAAATCTGCCGTCAACCCACCAGTTCCAGGAAGCACTGCTTCCTCCAAGATTCTGTCCATCGGGTACATTGACTTAAGAATGCCCCTTGCCAATAGATGCAAAGATGATCTATGTCTTGCATCATCATGGTCTGGAACATTACCAGAAGTCCAAGAATAAGTTTTACCATCAAGACCTATTACTTTCACGATATAATCGCCTTAATTTCTTTTTCTAAAGCGGTTATCCATTTTGGATTTTCTAACAATAATTTATACATTTTTTCTGCACCTTGAGTTTTAACTAATTTAATAGTGGGATCATCCCAAACTTCAGACTTTAATAGTTTCAAGTGTCTTTCCATAAAGTTTAATGTCATCCAAGCACCAGCCTTATCAATAAGTCCAAGCTGACAACCCAAATTAATTGCCTCGTATGTATTATCTATACCAATTCCATATCTTATAAAGCTATCAACTTCCATTCCAGGAGATCCTAAAGAACAAGACTCAATTATCCAATGAACCTGTTGACCAATTTGTTTGTCTTTTCCTTCTCCACCAACACTCCAAGGTTTATCAGACTTCACTCTCATTTGCACATCTGCTTGATATTGCAATGTTCTAGAACCTTTTTCTGTATAACCACCATACATTCCTTGAGATTGTGTTAAGTGCATAATCGCCCAAACCATACAGTTTTGTACTGGAACTATATTGGCTGCTTGCCTACAAAAACCAGCAAAAAGCTTATTACCAGCCCCTCTATTCTCATAGCCAATACCTTGATCCATTTCCTTCTCATCACACAGAGCAGAAACACTATCTATGATAATTAAACTTCCTGGGTGTGTATTAATGGCTTTAAACGCCAAATTTAAGTAATCCTTTGCGGAAAGAATTTTATCTTGAGTAGATCTATAGATTGTCATTTTATCTAAATTTAAACCAGCTATACCTCTTAAATTCATAGGCTTAAGTCTACCCTCAATGTTTAGATAATACACATGTCTAGCTCCGTGTTCTGGCTTTTGACATTGTGCAGCAAAAGATAATGCAGTTAGCGTGTTATGAGTAACGATAAAGTTGTCTGTTAAGTATAGACCATTCTTATTCTTAATAGATATACAAACACATTTCTCTTGTCTTGATTTTACTACAGAAATTATTTTTCTTGAAAGATTGTTTTTGATGTCAATTTTGTTAAACTTTTCTTTTTTAAATTCAAACAGCCCTTTTTTATCTTTAATAATAATGGAGCAATAGTAAATAAAATTGTCTTCATTGTTTTTATGTCTAGATATCAAACATATTCCACCAAGAGATTGAACCAACAACCTAAAGTCTTCAGCAAATTGTTTTGATGAAACTGTAATAATAGGAGTTTCTTTTTTAGTTATATGAGCAAAAGCCAGTATGCCTTTAAGTAATAAAAACCTATTTTCTATTGAGTTGTATAAATAAATTGAAGGTATAAATTTTTCACATGTTTTTTTATTAAAGAGATTTAATTTTTTGATTTCGTCTTTAATATCAAGAGTCAATTGTTTATCTTTAGTAGAATAAGAAAATGCATACTTATCCATAATGTCACAAAATTTAGTAAGTAGATTTTCATCTTCAATCAATGCTGTAATTTTTTTCTTAAAAAATCCAATCGTCAATAAAACGCCAAAAGCAAATGGGTCTATTGGTAGTTGTGCAGCATCAAAATTTACTGGATTAGTTATTGGTATTGAATATTTAGCTTTAGTGCTTTTTCCTATAAATATTTTATCCATAAAATCTTTTAGCATTACAGTTTTATAAGACTTTTGCTCTCTTGTTTTTATGTTCCAAAGGTGATCTGCCTCACATTCTGCCGTAGAACCATCAGAAAATGTTATTGTATAAACATCTTTTACGCCTTGAGGAAAAACACCAACAACAGGAGATAATGTTCCGCTTGGACAACAAACTATATCTCCAACTTTTATATCGCCAATTCTTTTTGGGCCTTTGTTTGTATAAACAATTGCAGATATTGGTTGTGCCTTACCACTTTTTGGATGACCAGAGCATGTAATCCAAGAGCCTTCTGGTATTCCACCATGAAGACCCAAATTTAATGCAGGAGATAATGGTATTACATACTTTTCTTCATCCAGTAATTCGTTTGCATTTATAGCTACACCTTTGCCATATTGTTTATCTACTTCTTTTAAAATCTTATCTAAGTTTTCACTCATTATCTAAGTCCTTTAATTTTTTCATTAGAGATTTGGATGATTGGAATGGTTTTCTAATTGGCAACTCAGTTGTATCAACAACCTTGCTAGTATCTGCTAATTTAAACTTTCTTTGTTCCAGTTCAATTATTTTCTTTAACCAAGGAGCACCTAAAGAAAAAACAGATTTGCCTTCTTTAGACCTTAGTGCCTTTGAAATAATATGGGGTTCGTAAACAAGAAGCAATTTTTTAGCAAATGCAAGTTGTTTGAAAAATTCTTTTTTCCAAAAATCAACATTCCAAAACTTGTAAACTAATTCTTCGCCATTTTTTTTGGCGTATCTTTCACACATAACCTCTGCAAGAAACTGAGCAGAAGTAATCCACCCACCACCATGCCTAGATTCGTATTTGCTACTATCTGATCTATTTTTTGCCATATTTATATATTCATAATTATAGAACTTATAGAAAAGTTTTCTATTATTCTTTCTTCTTCTGACATAACTATTAACTCTGGTATCTTTATATTTCTTATTCGTGCAATGTTACCATTTATTTCGCCACAAACAAAAAGACTTATAGAAAAATCAGAGGATAGTTGCCCAATAATACCATTTGAAAAATAATAGCCTTCTGCGTTTTCTGGCAAAAGGTATACTATATTTGATCTAAATCTAAAGTAAAGACTTGTTATTTTTAATTTTGTTTCTTTTAGATAAGCAGCCAATCTTATCCAAGCAGAATGATCTGCCAAATTGGGGCGACCATCATCCTGATAAACTTTTTCGCCATTAGAAAGCAAAGCAATCCACATTGGCTTTTCAAATATAAAATCATCTTCATAATTACAAATGTTCATAATTTGTGTCGTGTGTTTTTATACTTTTCTAAAAATTCATGATTTATATTGTCATCTTTTTTTGTTGAATTGTCATCAGATACAGATTGTTTTTCAGTCATAGAAACAGTTCCGCTGTGAATCTGATAATTTGTTTCAGATTTTTTTGAGTCATTATATATTTCAATAATGTCTGAACAATCACAACCAAGCTTTTCTGAAATGTATTCTATAGTGTGCTTAGATGCATTCATCCTAATGTAAAATGAATTTACCTCATTAATTAAAAATTTAGGCTTTTTGTTTTTCATGATATCAAACCTCTTTGTGCATTTCTTAAAAAGGAAGTTTTTTTAGTAGTTAAATATGATATATAGTGATTAAAGCATTCTTCTGAAACCTTTTTATATGAATACTTATTCTGTCCTGTGTAGTTGTCATATCTCTTAAGTTCTTCAGAACTGATCGTAGAAGGATCAAATATTGTTCCAGACATAAAGCTTCCACGACAAATCTTTAACCAAAAAGAAACGGTTTCATTTTTTATATCTCTCGTCTTTTTTGCAAGAGACTGTGCATCTTCTGGATTACAATCTTCTGCATTTTCATCAAATCCATACGCTTCAATTTCTGGATCATTGTAAAAATCGTTCATTATTTTTTCCTTGAAACTTGAAAAGTAATATTGTCACCATCAGTTAAAATATCATCAAGACTTGTAATCTCTTTATAATTTTCTGAATCTATTTCTGATATTATTCCTGATGCTCTAAAAATTCCAAACACTTCTGTTTTAAAACTTTTATCTGAACAATAACAACAATTAGCAACACAATTCCAAATAAACGGTGCTCCATCTGGTTTTTTTGCGTTTGGACCAACAATCAAAAGATCAACCAATGGTTTGTTGCAATTGCTGCACTTTATATAAACATGACCACCATCAACAAGTTTTTCCGTCATTTTTTCCCCTTAGTTATGTAATCATTTTTGTTTGATATCTTATCTAAATTAATTGGCTTTTCTTGTTTCTCTAAGCCTTTTATTTTTCCAGATCTCCACCAAGGAAGTTTATCGTCTGCTTCTTGTTTTTCTTTTGCAATCTTTTCTTTGATTTTACCTCCTTCTCGTTTAAAATTAGCATCACTTATATGACCTATTGTTTCTCCACCTTTAACATAATTCATCAAACCACCAGAAAAAACTTGATATAAATTATTTTTTTTACAACTTGGACATTTCTTGATGTGTTCTTCTGAAAAAGACTGTTCTTTTTCAAATGAATACAAACAATTTTCGCATTGATACTGATATGTTGGCATTAATACTTGTCCTCATCTTCGTCTGTTTCCTCTTCAAGATTGACACAATACTTCATTTTCCAAGCATCATGAGTAAATTCTATTGCATCTGGAGGAAAACCATCCCTCATAACATTTGCATCTAAGTCAAAATAAGCAACTAAAACTTCATTAGTTTCAGCATTTAAATTTACAACAGTCATTGGCATACTACCAGATTTTAAACAAATGACATCTCCAACTTGAAATTTATCCATTTTTATTTACTCCAAGTATTTCTAAACACTGAAGATAAAGATAATCATCAGACATAGGCATTTTCTTTATTATTTCAAGATTTTCATTTATTGCATCTATCTTGCTATTATACATATCTATACTTAAAGTTTTAATATCAAATCCACCTTGATATTTCAATATTCCATTACCATTAAAAAATCTATTTATTTCTGGATCGCCTAAGTATATAGGTATAGTTCCATATGCAAAACAATCTGTTAAATGTTCTGTAAAAAAATGAGGCTTAAAATTATTTTGTATAACTATTGAAAACATGTAGTCTTTTAATGCATTTTCTTTTTTATAAAAGCCATCGTATTTTTCACCAGTAAATGGAGATCCAAAAGCACCACCATAAATATCTACATCACCCATATATATTTGTGCTACTTGATGTCTATAAAGATGACCGTAACACATTTTTTTTTCTGAGCAAATCATAGAACATATTTTTGTTTTTGGATATATGCCCCAAGAATCTTTAGGTGTCCAAGGTATGTTACTACAAGAAAAACAAAATCTAAATCTTCTGTCTAAAGAAAGAAGGCTCTTATCTGATGTAAAAATATAATCAAACTTAGAAAAAACTTCTTGAGTATTATTTTTTACATAATTATAAAGGTCTAAATAAATTTCATTAGATTCACAAAGCCAACCAACT